CTCATCAATGGTGTCGCCATTGTCAATTCAGCTAAATCTCGTTACTCCATTTATGGGGTTACGTTTTTGACAGGCGCTTTGGCATTGACGGCAGTGTTTTCTTCTTTGATTAGTATCACTAAGGTGCTATTGAAGTCGGAGCACAAAGTTGTTGAGACAGAGGATATTACTCCTGCTAACCCGACTTATTCTAGACTTGTTTCAAAGGATGATCCTTATTTAAAGGAGATTTCTGAACTCAAGGAAAATGCAATTTCATTTGCCCCTGTCCGAGAGAAAACTAGTTCTGATAAGTTAGGATACTTCCTTACTAAGCCTCGCCCAGCCCATGAAGCTCGTACCATGTCTGAAAAGGAAATGGTCAATGCAATTGGAAAGGGTATTGCTGAAGCGGTTGTAACCGACAGTGATGGTGTTACCAATACCGTCAAGTGCTTACCTATGGGATCTGAACGATTGATTCCTAGGCATGCATTGCCTGTTAAGGGCAATATGGACATTAGTGTACATGAAAACCGGAGTACATTCTCTGGCTACGTTAACATTGATGTCCCCCCCACCCATGTTTCACCTTTGAAAAAGAATGGACTTGTCAAGGATAAGATTTTGGATGCTGCACTTGTGCACCTACCGAATAGTCCCCCAGGCAAAGATTTCTATCGATATTTCGCAGAGGCTGGAACTCTACCTTCTCAGGCAGGGTGTACTTACGTCCATAAGGATTGCGACACTGGTTCATTTGAATTAGTTGGAGTGCGAGCCCGGTTACTTAAGTTGCCCATCCGTTATTCTACGGCAAATGGAATTGAGTTGCAGTATGTATATGAATGTGAGGCCCAAAATCATAAATCTTCGGATGGCGATTGCGGACAACCTCTACTTTATAATAATGCCATTATTGGCATTCATATTGCCGAACTGCAACCAATAAGTGGTACTGTTTAGCTGTTGATAAGTCTACACTTCAGCGTGCTAATGATGTACTTAAACAAGAATCCTCGATTTTTGTCGCTTCACACCCACCAGAACCAGTATTCAAGAACAATATGAAGGGTCTATCCATTGTGGATGAGCCTACTGATTATGTCAATAGAGTATTGCAAGTTAGTACTACCCCCATTATTTCTTTGGGGACAGTTCTAGATCCCGCCAACCAGATTTTTAAGCCTCGTGCTGAAGATTATTACTTCCGTAATGGAAACACTCAGATTGAGACCGAATTCGGTCCTATGTCTGCGCGTCCTCCTAAATACGTGAATGGTGAGAAACAGATTAGTACAACTCTTGCTAAGTTCAATGAACCTAAGATGACTGTTCCCATCGCTTTGATGGACCGTGCGGCTCATGATTATGTTTACCAACCGACTTCGGATGGAAAGACATTAGCAGGAGTTGCTAAGGAATTCTCGACAGCTGACCCCGATTTCTTTCGCGTGAGACCTCTTCAAGAGGCCTTAGATGGAGATGGAACTGGAGTGGTTCGAGGGATGAACAATCAAACTTCTTCTGGTGTATGCTATGGAGGAGTGAAGACGAAGCACATGGAAACCGATATTAACGGTGACGCGTGCATTCCTCGCGTACTTGCCGACTACGTCGAAGCAGACGTCATGGCCTTGGAGAAGGAATGGCGTTCTGGTCAAGGGACTTTTGATCCTTTTTCTAGAGCTTCTAAGACTAATGAGGTTTTACCCATGAAGAAAGCATATGAGAAGACACGATCCGTTTACGGTAATGACATGTCCTTCTTTATTGCTGCCACACGTGGTATCATTCCTTTGAAGAGTGTGCTCCGTGATATGGAAGTTTCCGAATGTTATGTTGGACTTGCAGCTCAATCCCAGCAATGGGGTAAGTTTCATGATCACATTACAAAGGATGGAGAATACACCAAATTTGTTTGTGGTGATTTTTCAGGGTATGACACCCAACTTCCAAAGGCTCTTCTTGAGAAAGCTGCAGCTATTATTGTGCAGATGTATCGAGAGAATGGTTCTTCCGAATCAGATGTGGAATACCTCCGAGGATTTCTATCCTCTGTAGTTAGTCCAGCAATGATTTGGGAGGGTAATTTACTACAATTTTGCAGTGGTCAGCCTTCGGGTCAACCTTTGACTGTAGAGATGAATTCAATTGTTAACTCTATTCTTTTACGAATGGCGTTCTTTACAATTATGGATAAGTATTACCCTGAAATAAAAGACCCTAACTACCGTCTCTATGTTCGCACTGGCGTTTATGGAGATGACAATGTCTTTGGAGTTAGTGACTCAATCCCTATGTTCAATCACACGACCATTCAGGCTGTGTTTGCATCGTGGGGTATTAAGTACACTATGGCCGATAAGGATGCCGATTCGGTTCCTTTCCAAACCATTGAGGAGGTCTCTTTCCTGAAACGCTCCTTTCGGTACCATGCTGATCTTGATGCTATAGTCGCCCCTATTGAAGAGGCTTCCTTATGCAAGAAGTTCTATTGGTAGACCAAATCCAAGAACACCCCTCTTAAGTTGCATGAACAATTTGCAGCTAACTTTGAGTCCCAAGCACGAGAAGCTTATTTACATGGCCCTGAATTCTATTTAGATTTCTGTGCTAAGTGTGAGCGTATCGTTTTGGCTTCTCAGGATGGTGATGAAAGATTCATCTTGCCCTGGAATACTATTCAGCCTTTATCAGCTGATGAGATGAGGGGTGAGCTGGTTGCCAATTATCATCCTGAAAATGACAAAGTTGCTGTCGACGCCTTTGATGGTGAAGATAGCTTGACTTATTCAGATTCCGATTCGGATCTAGAAGGAGTCAATTTTTCATCTGGAGGTAATGATGTTTGGGTTTACGCCGAAAGCAAGGTTCAATCTCCTTCTACCAAAGAAATTTCTGAGGAAGAGCAGGTTGATAACCTCGTTGAGTTGATTCGTATCCCTTCGCATCTTTTGTACAATGTGCAGAAGAATGTGAAGATTGCGAATTTCGGTGAGATTGATCTCTGTGTGAGACAAGGAGACTGTATACTCGTTGCAGAGTGTAAGAGATCTCAAAGCCCGACAACGGTGCAAACGGCTGTGAAGCAAGCCACTAAATATGCTTCAGTTGTAGCCTTGTTGCAACCTGATACCCGAGTTTTCGGAGTCATATATACCCATTTTGGAGTTCGTGTCGTTTACGACAACGGAAATCCTTATAGGTCGAAAGTCTTCGAATCCTTGTTTTCAGCCTTAGGCTACACACCAGTCGAGGGAGATATATTATAAATATCTCCCACTCTATAACTATTTGTATCTGGATAGTTGTAGTTTTATGGACCACGGTCCTTACTACAGAATACAAACTCTGAACGGAAACCTCCGTCGGCACTGATAAAGATTTCAGTGACGCGACGAAAGGAACCCTCAGTTTTAAGATATTTCGTGACTTTGCCTTTGGCAAGTTAATCTACG